ATGGTTTTTCTTTGGAAATGATGTGACGTTTAGTCATTCCATGTCTCTGGGTTCGTGGTATCATATTGTGGCTGTATACGATGGTGGAGCACCCGATTCGAGTAGACGAATGTGGATTAATGGTACCGAATTAACAATAAGTTTGGCCGGGGTGGGGACGGCTCTAAATTTATACGCAAATGCCGAAATGCGTATAGGTAGAAGACAATATAATAGCTATCCATATTATTTCGACGGTTCCATCTCCAACTTCAAACTCTGGGACGTCGCCCTCACGGCCGAAGAGGTCGCTATGGAGTATGCCCTCGGACGCACCGGGAAGTCCATCAATCTCACCGATACGGCCCTCTGTTTGGGGGGCACAGTGCCGAGGGCGCAGTTGGATGTGAGGGGGTCGGCTTTGTTTGGGGGCAACTTGGGGATTGGCACGACGAATCCGAATCAGAAGCTACATCTACTAGGTACTGGAACTGGTTCCAGTCCTAAAATAAGATTTGAAACATTGAACAACGGTAACTACCAATATACAGTAAACGGGACAGAGATCGGTGGTATCCAATTTGGTGCAGACGATTACACTTGGCTGACACAACACATGTCTTCAGAAATTGTCGGTATTCATAGAAATCCAACCTATGACGGGGCACAAGGAGACCTTGTATTTAAAACTTCTGGAACGCAGGGTTCTGCGCCCACTGAAAGAATGCGCATACGACATGATGGCAACGTCGGCATTGGGACGACGAATCCCGCAGCTAAATTGCATGTTTCAGGTGACCTAAATTTAGGTTCTTCAACGAATTATTTATTTCGTCCAAGTGTATATTGGTATCAAACATATTCAGGTACAAGTGGATACGCCCGGGCGTTCTTAGAAAATAATAATACATGGACTTTGAATGTTAATGGAAATGATAAAATGTATATCAGACCAGATGCGGGTGTTTTACTCGATAACTTTACGGGGCAGCATAGGTGCTTCGTCGACGGTGTCCACTCTCGAAATATAGATGACTACGTGGGACTGGTCGTTTGTGCGAATAAAAATGCATTTACGAGTGCGAGTTTCAATACGTACAAGGGAAATCGTGCAATTCAAATGGATGAGACTTTACCTGATGTCAGTCTCAGTAAAGTCGCGCGCGATAAATCGTGCTTTGGTGTTATTTCTCACATTGAAGACGAAGAAAAACGCGAGGATACCTACGGTTCGATAACAATTCCGGTACCAAAAGAACTCGGCGACACCCGAGTGTACATCAACTCCGTCGGTGAAGGCGCGATGTGGGTCACGAATATCAACGGCCCTCTCGAGTCGGGTGATTACATCACGACGTCCAACGTCGCTGGCTATGGTCAGAGACAGGACGACGACATTCTTCACAACTACACCGTGGCCAAGATTACGATGGATTGCGACTTTGAGCCACCGGACATCCCCGTGCAACGCATCCTCAAGGAACTCTCCAACATCACCTACTGGTACCAGTTGGAAGATGCCACCTCCAACGCGTACGACCGCACCCAAGAGGAGACCTACTACACGTTGGACCGCCGTGTGGAAGTCTACGGTCACGTGGACGAGCAATCCAACGTGTTCGTCGAACCCGTGCACGACCTCGAGTTGTACACGAAAACCCAAGAAAACATCGTCTCCGAGGAGGTGTACAACGCCCTTCCAGAGGATGAACAGGTGCTCTACGACAGCAACACGTTCACGTACACACAAGTCACTGAACTCGTCCCCGACGTGTGGGGTAGTCTCGACACCGACGAACAAAACACCTATGTCCATGGCTATTTCAACATCGTGACCGACGAGGTCCCTTCGGGGACTCCTGGCGCGGTAGATTGCACGCGCACCTTGTACAAAAAGATTGTCAACGAAACAAAGGTGGAACCCGCGACACCTGAGGACTATTTCTCCGAGGTGCGTCAGGAGTGGGTGAACGTTCTCGATGCGCACGACCAGCTCCAATGGGAGGACGTGCCTTGGGGTGAGACCGAGCCCGCGTACAAAATCCGCTATCTCGATGCCGATGGTCAAATCACCACCAGGCACAACGAGGTCCACAGGGCCGCCTTCGTTGGGGTGACGTACCATTGTGGCTAAGTACTTAAAAATTTAATTCTCTTGTAATAATATAAAAGATGTCTGGTGGAATCGCCCAACTCGTGGCAATTGGCCAACAAGACGCCCATCTCGTCGGCAACCCCGAAATTTCCTTTTTCCGCAGTACCTACAAGCGACACACGAATTTTTCGCAATCCGTCGAACGTCAAGTCATCCAGGGCAACGTCAACAACCATGGCATGTCCTCGGTGCGCATCGAACGCAAGGGGGACCTCCTCAGCTACATGTACCTCCAACCGGTGAAGAGTGATGGCACTCAAGCCGACGCGACCATCACCGACTGGACCACGGTCATCGACAAGGTTGAAGTGCTCGTGGGTGGTCAAGTCATCGACACCCAGGACTCCCTCTTCAGCTGCTTCGTCGCCCCCAAGGTTTTGTCCCAAAACCTGTCCAAGTCGCGCCTCGGTGGCTTGTTCGAAGGCGCCACGGCCAGTGGTTTCTACCCCCTCCGTTTCTTCTTCTGCGAGAGCTGGCAAAACGCCCTCCCGCTCGTGTCTTTGGCGTACCACGACGTTGAACTCCGCATCACGTGGGGTGCCAGCGCGGCCTCGTACAAGTGGGAGTGCTACGCGAACTTTGCGTACGTCGACACCCAGGAGCGTGATTTCTTCGCCACCAAACCGCAACAAATCATCATTCACCAGGTGCAAACGGCTTTGGCTTCCGGGGCGAAGATTCAAGAGTTGAACTTTAACCACCCGGTCAAGTGCTTGGCGTCGGCCAACGCCACGACGTTGAACATCATGACCGCCACGAACAAGTTGAAGCTTCAAATCAACGGCACGGACGTCGCCGACTACAAGTGGGCGCACCCGAACTTTGGCGCGGTCACGTCGTACTACCACACCTCGTTCTCTGATAACGACAACAACAAGGGTCTCTTCTTGTATCCGTTCTGCTTGGACGTTTCCAAGGCCCAGCCGACGGGGTCGCTCAACTTCAGCCG